CCGGCAAGCAAACCGGCAACTCACGCAACCGGAATCCGGCGCACCGCCGGGCACAGTGGATTTCGGGGAAAAAGTTTGCCGGAACAAAAAAAAGCGGTTATCTTTGCAACCCGGAATCCGGAAGGTTCCCCCGGCCGGAAATGCCCGGGATTGACACACGACAACCCTGTGGGGTTGCACAAGGCCAATCACGGGGTCAGGGTCGGGAACGACGGGGTGTAGCGCAGTCCGGTTAGCGCACCTGCTTTGGGAGCAGGGGGTCGTGGGTTCGAATCCCGCTACCCCGACGATTGAAAACCAACCACTTACAGCGATGTAGGTGGTTGATTCGTTTTAGGACGGGTAAACAATTTCAAAACAACTTCGCCCATTTTTAAAGCCGTCATCCCCCTACAAACAGCGGTTCGACCGCTGTCCCCCACCCAATGGACGGAGTGTTCCGATGGTTGAATACAAAGACAGCACGGGCCGCATCTTGCTGATTCCGCCTTATTGTTCTAAAAGTTCACAAAACACCCAGTAAAAACACCGAATAAACGCATTGAATTGTTCTATAAGTCGCACAAACCCGCATTAAAAGCTGGCCGGCGTCCGGTTTCATCTCGCACGCGCATAGAGAGGCGCAAAAATTGTCTTTGCTTGGGGGTTGTTTTTTCCTCGCTGTAACCTCGTTGTAATTCTTTATACCCTCCCCGTAACCTCCCCGTCGTTACGCTCGTTTTTTGGGCTGTTTGGGCTTTAGCCCGTCATCGGTATAACGAATAGTTAGAGCGGAGAACAACGACGCCGGCGAAACGTTTTACCCTTGACGTAACCTTGACGTTGTACCCTTGTACTAACCTTGTACTAACCTTGACGTTGTTTTTAGGTTGTTTCCCGGTTGAATCTTGGTTGAATCTTGGTTGTTTCTGGGGTGTGCTGTCCTTGTATTCACTGAGCGGAAATTCCCTCCCAGCGAATGACAAGTTTTGCACGGGCTTCGTCGTTGAACTTAGTAGCCACATACAAGCATTCGGTTTTATTGAGTTGATACATAGGGCGCATCTCCCTTTGGCGTCTTTGTATTCAACGAGCGCAAAATTGCGTTCGTTAACTTTTACCCTTAGCGAAACCTTAGCGGTTTTTTCTTATAATCAGCTGACAATCAACGAAACGAATACGCCGCATAAATACCCAGAAAAATGGGGACTTACTCCGGTCATTCAGGTAAATCGTTGATAACCTGCAACGGGCTGATTTGCCCTTGTCTTTAAATGTCCCCCATCTGATTTTAAAGACGGGAATCCCCCGCATTTACTTTCGACTGCTGAAAATTCAGCGGCCCGCCAAATGTTTAGCGAAGGTGTGCGCAATTTTGACAGCCGAAAAATCGGCCACCAATAACAAACCCAGCCGCCCGGATTGACGGCTGGGGCGTCCTCGTGGTATATGCGGAATCCCTCAACGTGAGGCGTGAATAGGTTCGTCACTCTGTTCATACACCAACCTGCTCAACTCGGCATTAAATTCGGCGCAGATCCTCCGTCGCTCTATAAGCTGCTGGAACACCTCCTTTACCTGCGTATCCTCCGGTTTTATTGCGCCGCTCTCCAATTTGGCAACAATCTCTTCCCCCCTGCGTATTACCGCATCTGTCTCCGCAGTTATCTCGTCGTTCCGTCGTAAAATTTGGTCTTTGTTCATAATACAATAGTTTTTTATCGGGTAAGTTTCATTAACAATCCTTTCGGCTTTTGGGGGGCCTTACTCGGCGGCACCTGCGCCCGCAGTTCTTGCAGCTGCATCCGTAGTTCGATATTCTCCCGGACTAATTCGCTACGTTCTTCGAGTAATTGGAACCGGGCTTCGCTGGCTTTCATGTAGAGTTCCGAAAGGCGGGCAAAGTCGGACGGATTATTGGGCTGTGTATTCATATTCGCTATTGATAGAGGGATCAAACATCATAAATTCGCCGTCTTTGGCCCATTCCCGGATCGTATACCGACCTTTCGGAAGATACCCCGCCCGGCGGACGGCTTCGGCCTCAGTGGGAAAATACCCCAACGTATACCCTTTAAGGGATAGTTCGTAGATCATAACCGTAAATGATTAGTTTAACATCAATTGCAATGCTTCGGATATATCGGGGTGCTCTTTGCCTTCGGCGTCCCAGACCGCCGCTACCAGCACGAGGTCTTGTCTCTCGTCGCTGCACTCCTTCGCCTCGTAGTTGATGAAGGCGATATACCCTTTGTGAACAATCTCGAAACCTTCGCTTATGCCGGCGCAGTGGAAGGTGATGTAATCGGCCGCTTTGCGGGCCATTGTCCGGATGTCGGACGGGGTTAATGCTGCATTCATGGTATTAACTTAGTTTGCTGGTTCTGCCTTTGTACTGATTGATTGTGCGCCTGCCGGCCAAAATATCACGGCATTCTGTAAGTTCTTTTGTTAGTTCGATTATTCGCTGGTGTGCCTCGATAAGGCGATCACCCTGTTCGATGTAATCGCGTACACCTTTCCAATACTCCGCCCGCCAATCTATTCCCGGGGAACTCGTCGTGTTTACGTTCTCTTTCATAATTTTATCGTGATTTTGGTTGAATCTCGCTATTTTTTAGTCGCCGTAGTACGTTCTGCTGTTGCCGTAATAGTCCGCGGGCACTATCAGTAGCTCGGGGTGGTACTCCGTGGCCTTCGGCTGCTCCGTCGGGCGGTTCTCGATCCTCGCCGTCATAATCGCCAGTTTCTCGTTGCGCCACGCTTTTTTCAGGCAGGCCGAGAACGACATAGAGGCGTTGGCACGTTTCAGATACCAAGCGTTTTTCATGATCTTCGAGAGGTTGTAGGTTGCTTTCATGATATTTATATCGTTTTATGTTATTATCACAATGCAAATATACTGTATTAAAATATAAATACCAAATGTTTTATATCTTTATTCAGAATATTTTCACATTTTTATATCGAAATAGAAAATAATTCCTATATTTGTATAGGATATAAAACTAATCACAACCGCTATGACATTGAGAGTAAAGGAAGTAAGCAAGGCGCAAGGGGTATCTATAACCAAACTTGCCGAACTGGTCGGGATCACCCAGCCCAATATGTCAAATATTGCCAATGGCAAAACATCGCCGTCGCTGGATTTGTTAGAGCGTATAGCCAGCGCCCTCGGCGTATCGGTTCCGGAGCTTTTCGCCCCTCAACCGATGAACACGATCACCTGCCCGCATTGCGGCAAACTTATCAAGGTAGAGAAGGGGGAATAAAGATGAAAAAGAAAACAGACCAGATAGACGCCCAGAGCCTCGAACAAGCGCGCGCCCTTTTCGAATCGGGGGACATCAACAACATAGAGGTCGGAACCGTGTCCGGACTTTGCGAGATACACCGTTACCTGTTCGGTGGGTTGTACGACTTTGCCGGAAAGGTTCGGACGCTGAATATCGCAAAGGGTGGTTTCCGCTTTGCAAATTGCCTATATTTGGATGCAATACTTCCGGTGATCGAGAAAATGCCGGAAACGACCTTTGAGGATATAATTGCGAAATACGTCGAAATGAACATCGCCCACCCCTTCATGGAGGGCAACGGGCGGGCAACCCGCATTTGGCTCGATATGATGCTGAAAAAACGATTGATGCGGGTTGTGGACTGGCGGAAAGTGGATAAGGGTTTGTATTTGCAAGCTATGGAACGCAGCCCGATCAATGACCTGTAATTACGCGCCTTGCTCGGCCAGGCATTGACCGACCGCACGGATGATCGGGAGGTGATTTTCAAAGGCATCGAACAGTCTTATTACTACGAGGGATATGAAGCATAAGGATAATGCGCGAGGGTTCATTCGATTGTTTTCTTTAGAATGCCTTGCAATCGCACTTAGTATATTTCCGTTGTTACATACACACGCCGCACCACATCAAGCGAATGAAAAGGGGGTCGTGCAGGAAATTGTTGAATCAAGAGATAGTGCAGTAATACTATTTGGGCGGGCACAAAATATGTTTGCACTTCTTTTCGATGATTTTGATATTACCCTACGAAATAACGATAATAGGACAATAATTGCATCAGGACGAGCTAAAATAGGTGATTATATTCGAAACAATTACGATTCCAATTATCGTATGGTGTCGTTCATTACCTATAAAATAAAAATTGACTGTAAAGATTATAAATATCGGTATTCAATCTCTGATATTAAAATAACAACCTTTTCTAATTTATTTGAAACCCCACAATTTGACTGGATTTCCTTCTGGTGTGCATGGTCTGATTATGGCTTAATAAACACACCTTATTTTACATATGGGAATGCAAAGATAAAAACCGAGATATATTCTTATACTATTTCTGAAATTTATGCGTCATACCAACGCGATAGCGCTGTGATAAGTAAATATGACGAAGCAGCAAAGCTATACTATGCAGCTCTAAATAAGACAAAACGCAAGTCTGATCGCAAGAATCTATTTGAACAATTAAGGCAAGTAAATTTATCCAAGATGAGTATGAGCAATAAATACAAGGCATTAAAAGCACTGAATACCATTGCTCCAATATATATAATAGATTTATGCGATAAGATTAAGGACTATATGGGAATGCATGATGATTTTTGATGTTTTATTAGGCGAATTTGTTTCCGTAGAATAAAGCCGGGATTAATCCCGGCTTTATCTATAACACAATAACGGTTCCATCCTTATTTACCGAATATTCTCCGCTGATATTTACGATATTCAGTACGGCGTAGTCCTTGGCGTTGATTTTGGCTCGTGCGCCGTGCATTAATATGATTGTATGCGTGAATTGAGGCCGAGAAGCCTCGATAGTGGCCTTCGTATCACCGACCAGGCATACATATTCTTTGCCCTTTAGCGTGATGTTGCCAGCGTCTACATATACATTCAACCCGTCAAGACTTTTTTTGTTCTCTCTGAGCACTTCGACTGCCGGGAAATTATGAACTTGGCAGAATTCAATGCCCTGCGGGGTGAACATCAATTTTATAAGTTCGGGGAAGTCTTTAATGCGGATTATCTTTTTACAAGCTCCCGTTTGTAGCGCCATAGAACGTATAGCATCTACATTATTTTTGTGATTAATAGTCATAATATCAATAAGTTATTTATAAATTTTCGGTATTTCTTTTTATACTGGTTATCCCTTCCTCGACCCGTGCTAATGTTTTGTCTATATTTTTAGTGCTGACATTTATTTCTCGCACTTCTAATAAGGTTTCCACGTCAATACGCAAACTTTCGTAATAAGCGGCTGACAATTCATCGATTCTCGAATTCATATTTAGACAATTGTGTACTGATTCTATAATTCTGTCTACCGAATCGCGTATTTGAAGTTGTGACATTACAGCGTTTCGGATGTCTGTTACTTTGCCTTGGATGTCGGTGAAACGGCCATTTAGCTCGTCTCCAGTGTCTTGCGACATCGTTTGAAAGCCCCGGGATGTTGCTTGTTGGCTGGCGGCTGTATTGTCGTCAAAATATTTATCAGCCCAGCCAAAAGAAGCCTCCAAATCTCGATTGATTTTTTCAATCATTTTATCAATGACATTCTCTTCCTCTTGGGTAATAATATCATCCTCCCAAAATTTCTCCAGCTTATCCCGTATGATTTGCATTGATGGTTGTATATCCGCCTTCATAGCTTCAATAATCATTTGCTTAATCATGTTTTTTACAAAGTCTTTAGCCGATTTTGCCCTGTCTTCTCCCTGTGCCCAGGCGTCGGCATATGCTTCTGCAAAATCATTGATAGCAGCCTGAATGTCTGAACCAAATATAGCATCTTGCGCCTTTGCGGCATTATCTTCTATAAGGTTTGTTATCTCCTCATATTGTTTCTCCCACTCTTTAATGCGTTTTTTATCCGGGTCTTTCTTGCTCTTTTCTTCTTGTATTTGACGCTGAATTAATATCTTTTGTTGTTCAAGCAACTTATTTTGGTCTTCTATTAACTCTTTCGCATCTGTAGAATACGCTTTTTCTATTGAACGCGATAACCTGTCGTAAGAACGTGATAATGTATCTATCTGATCTTGGATTTTTTGTATTTTTTTTTCTTTACTTTTATCTATCCATTTATTTATACTTGTAATAACTCCAAATATGCTACTGGTCGCCTCTGACGCTGCGCCCATTATGTCGCCACTTTTAAATTTTTCCCACGAAGAATACACATGATTATCAAATTCGGACATCAAATTTGATAATTCCGCCCATTTGCCTAATGTTGTATCAATTTCTGCATCTTGTCCAAAAGATGCCATCATTTCGACAATACTATCCGTCAGTTGTTGCATAGCTTGAATTGTCTGATGAATTGATGTAACAATCATATCAATCATAGAAATCACTCCCGATGCCTTTCCTGCTGCTTTGGACATAGAGGCGCCCATTGCTTGCACATTTTGATCGCCGGTTTTGGCACCTTTGAGCTGCATAGCATCCCCGAGTTTCTGGTAGTTATCAATCAGGCCATTTATTCCTTGATTTTGATATGTTTGAAATCTACCTCTTTCATTCAACTTGTCGCGGTATTGTTGGTCAAGTTGCTGGGTTGCCCTTACATATTCTTCTATTGAAATTTTACCCGCATCAAGCATCTGATTTAGCTGATTGCGCAAAGTGTTATATATGTTTGATGCCATGCTTTTAGACATGGTTTCAATCCATGAAAAGAAAGCGATCCAATCGTCTGACTGCTTAGTTTCAATCTCGGCAAGGGCTGCATCTCGCTCTTTTTTTAAGCGTTCTCGTTCTCCCTGGGTTGTAGCTTTTCTAAGTCTTTCGTCGTATAGATCTTTTGTGGCTTGCAATTTTTCCCGGAAGGTACCGTATTTACTCAAATACTCATTCCACGACTGAATTTCTTTGTTAGCAGCAGCCGATAGTCCCTCTGGAGTTATAGCTATACCCGATACGCTTGCCCGTTCTTTATTTCGTTGTTCTTTATTGAACTCTCTCAAGGCTTCCGTGTATATTCTAACACCTTCTGCTGCTTTGATATTGTCAGCATAATACACCTCTTGAAGTTCGTGGTATTTTTCGCCGGCCGACCCATCGGCAGCTACGTTGGTGGCGATAACTAAACCTTTGGTGTCGGCAGCCAAGATATTCTGCGCTCCTTCAAGCTGGGTGTATATATAATCTTCCAATTCTTGCGGAGACAGAATATCCCCGTTGGGAAGGATGGGGGTGACTAATATTTCAGTTACCTTGCCCTTGGCGTCCAAAATACCAAATTGGCTACTGAAAACGGTGGCGATGCCTTCTCCTGCATCTTCCCAGCCTTTCTTTACCAATTCTGCCGTTTCAACAAGTGGGCGCGCCAAGTGATTCACATTCCCTTTGTACTGCGCAACCATCTGTTGCCCGGCAAGGAATCGTTCAGACGAAGTGTCATTTTTGTACTGGGCGTCAATTTCTTTTTTTTGTAACTCAAATAGCTTTTCTTCGGCTTCCTGTATAGCCCGGGCGCGCTTCTGGTAGTCGAGGTCTATTTGCGCGAGTTTCTTGGCCGTGCCGTCCTTCATGGAATCTACTTCGGCCTGCAACGCATCATCCCGGAGCTTTTGCAATTGCTTGGTGAGCTCCTTTAGGTTGCGCTCTTGATCGGATGCCGCTTTTTTTGCTGCGTTTTCGGCGTTTTGGCGGGCTTTTTCCCATTCTGCGTTAAGTTCGGATGGGGTTTTCCCTACAAATAGCTTTTCTGCCGTAGGCGCCAATTCTTCGTTACTTTTATCAAGTGTTGCAAGATACTCTCGAATGTCATTAGGAATATCATCCGGAAGCTCTAATTTCGTGCGGATGGCTTTGCTTGCACGTTCAATACCCTTTTCCAAACCAGCAATAGCGCCGCTCAAACCTTCTATAATTGGCGACTTTTTGCTAATACCCTTACTTTGCAGATCATTTATTTTCGTTTGTAATGTATCAATCCGATCTGCATAGGATTGAATACGTTTATATTCATCTGTACCCTCTATTTTTAACTTTTTAATTACATTTTCTGTAATAAGCTCTTGAGCTGCTTTGGCTTGTGCGACCTCAATAATTGCATCGCGCAGATTCTCATAAGCGCCGACAGCGTTCCCGACCATAACCTGTTCTGCGGCCATATTACCGAAGTAAGCCGGGTAGATGTCCTGCAACTTCTTGACCGCTTCGGCTCTTTCTTCATAAGGTTTGGATAGATCGGTCGCAGCCCTATACAGCAGGTTCAATTTGGTTAATTCGGATTGCGCCGATACTGAACCTTGAGCCATTGCGGAATTGAATTGCTCAAGAGCCGCAGTAGCAGCATCTATGGTAGTTTTGCCTTTGAACAGCGACGCTACCCAGTTGGTTATTTCCTTGCCGTAGAGGGTAAGCACGGTTACGCCGGCGACAAGCAGGGTTTGCCAGGAGAAGATCGACGATGCTATCTGTTTCCATACGGGCGTGAAGGTTTGCCCGGCTTTCTTCAATTCATCAACCGATTTCTTCGCCCGTGCTATTTCATCGGCCAGCATCGGCAGGTTGTTGGATATGGCGGAAAAGAATATTTGCGGGCCATATGCCAGCGACGGCAACTCGCGGGCAACCTGCTGAATCTGAAATCCCAGCATATTGAACCCAGAGGCGTAATTGCCGACATTACGGGTATGAATGCCCATCGACGCATCCAGTTCTTTGATCTTCGTGTCGAGCGATTCGATGTTTTTAAGCATCGTTTGTCCTTGTGCCCCCTCTCGTTCTGCGTCGCTCATATTTTCATACACCGCCCGCATACGGGTAAGTGCCTGAGACATTTCATTGATCGATCCGACGGCGGCCTTCTCCAGTTTGATTTGGTTGGTAAGCTCCCGCTTTAATTGGGATATTTCCTGCTTGTATTCCTCGATAGATACGGCGGCGTCCAATACTTGCGCCCTTTTCTTTGCAGACAATTGCCCGTTCTGCTGCTCTTCCTTATTGAGCGCGGCGACATCCGCTTTTAATCGTGCGATCTCATTCGAATATAGCCTAATTTGGGCCATTGCCTTTGTTTTTTCGTCGTTGGCGGCTTTAAGCGCACCAAGCAGGTCATGATGTGCCGCAGTTTCGGCCTGGGTGGCCGCTGTTCCCGCCGTAGAACCTCCGCCAGTAGTTCCGGTCGTGGCCGATGCGGCAGCCTTGGACGCCGCATCCATTGCCTGCTGCTCCATCTGGGCGATTTTGCGCATTGCCTGTTCGACGCGAGCCTCCATATCGGCAATATGGCCATTTATGACTTTAAACCCGTCTGAGTTAGACGGAAATTTCTCCAACAACTGATATAACAGTTTCAGCGATTTGATAAAATTATTTAACTTTGCGGTGTCCGCATTTATTTTGAATGATAATGCACTCATTGCTACTTATTAAAAAATTCATTAATTTGCTATTCTAAGGGAACTCCGTAGTTGTAAGTTTGGATTACCCGCGTTACGGTAAAAACCATAACGCGGGTTGTTTATTTTAGGGTTCTTTGGCTATCGTTTCGGCTAAACCGAGCATAATAGCGGTTATTTGCGATATGTCCTCAATAGGAAGCATCGCCAAGGTTTTATTGTATGCATCGAACAGCTCGGGCAATGATGCCCGCCGCATTATCCGACGACGCAAAAACCATATTCTAATCCCGGCGAATACATTGCGGCTGCCAACGATAGCCAGAGCGACACTATGCGCCATCGCTGCTATGCATGCTTCGCTCTTATCCGGCGCTTTATTAATATGCCGGGCTGTCATGATCTCCGCTGTGGTCTGAGGGGTCATCCTGTATATCGTGTAGCCTCTCCGGGCAATACGGATGCTGATAAAATCCCTTTTCCTGCTATCAGCGGGTAACATATTTGCAAGTTCCGCTAAGGTCTGTATCATAACCTCTTTTTTTACTTTTTCCATTGTATAATGGTATGCTTTTTTGATTTATTTGTTTATTTCTTATCCGGCCTCCCCCGGCGCCTGTCGCGCTGTGCCCGCAAAAACTGGAGCTTCCTCTTCGCTTGGTTGATCCGATGATTGCATATGCCGTATATAATTATCATCAGTTCTTCCCGGCTCAGTTCATTTGTCCACACCGAATAGTCGGCGATAGTTGGCCGCCCTTCCGTCCTTCTCCCCATTTGCTTTTATCGAAAAATGATTATCTTTGACTTGTCGAGAATCAAAGTGCGGGAGAATAGATTTAGGGCGGTTGGTTAGGCGGATGTATAGTCCGCCTCTCTTATCCCCCTCTCTTATTCTTTGAGGCAATCCAACGCGTCGGGATGGAGTTCTATGGTACCCTCGTATGATACCCTAATGACACTACGGTAGTCCGTGTCCTCCGGCAGAATCGCAGTCCTGAACGACGGGTGTCCCGCTATCAAAGCATTCAACGCCTCAACCGCACGGCGCACCTGTTCGCATTGCTGGAGCACACGCCCGCGCAAAACTGCCTTGTCAATTTTATGCTGCTGGTGTTGGCCAGCCAGCCAGTCGGTAGACAATTTGACCTTATCCCCGTTTACGATAAATGCCTTAGGGTCGAGGGCGTCAGCCTCACCGACACGCAACGCATTTTTGGCCACCTGTTGAGAATTGTCGATGACGCTATTCATGTACTCACTTGCCCGCGCCGTGAGCTCTTCCCGCGTTGTGACAATCTTTATCTGCTTCGCGTCTTCGGCGGCAAGCCGTTTCGCCTGTGTTCGGATCGCCTTGCTGTCAGACAGCGCAATATCCGCAATGCTTTCGGTGGATACGTCCAGTCGCGCCGCAATAAGTTGCTGGATGGCGGCTTCGAGTTGCGGGACGGCCGCTGTGTGTGCGTTGATATAATCTTCGTATTTGTTTGTTTTCTTGTTAGTTGCAGTTTTCATATTCAATAACAGTTTAATTTACATTTTTAAAACCTGATATTCGGATTTAAGGTCGAATCCTTGGGGACATAGCCGGGATGCTCAGCGTCGGGCAATGCCTGCGCCCATTCTTTCGCTAATGCCTGGTCTTCCTCGGAATAGTCAGGGGCTTTTACCCCCTGTTGTTCGTTTTGATCTTGCATTTTTTTTTGATTTTTTAAAAGTTTCACAATTATATTTGCCCTGAGTAGTTTTCTTTCTATTTTTGGGTTAGTGTTCATGGGTCGGGCATAGGCGGAGTTACGCCGCCTATGTTTTTTTTCGCCTTCCCCGCAAGCCTCAATAACCTACGCGCTAATCTTTGGGCCTGGTCGGGGCTAAACCACAGCATCGCGCAATTGCCTTGTATGAAATCAGGGTCGTGATCGCTCACATCCGGAATGTACATGACAATTTCGTCATCGCCCCTATGCGTGCCGTTACTGTCGATAATCGTCGTCGTTACGCGGTCGAGCGTCAACCCGATGCCGTGCTGGTTGTCAATCTTGATTGCCTTCATCATGGGTGTTTTTTGGGTTGAATTTGGATTTTGCACCTGTCGGCCTGTCATGCGCGGAACCTCCCCGCCTCGAAGCCGTTGGTCATATAGAATGCGATTTTGTCGGCTGTGTACTTCTCACCGCCCCGGATGCACAAGGCCGTGCCGAATCCGAATTCCGATGATTTTGGATAACGTTCGTAGGGGTTGCCGCCCTCGTCTTTCGCTTTGGGTGCTTTGAATGCCTCGTAATAGGTCAGCCCGCCGGGCGTCGTGCGTTTATAACAGTACATCCCATTGGCCTCGTTGTGGGCGATTTTCTCGAATTTGTCGCCGAACTTTGTAAACTCGTCCCGCAAAGGCGGGTAAAATATGCGTTCTTTCATGGTGTATTCTTTCATATTTCGATTTTCTTTCGTGTTGCGGGTACTTGTTCCACCCGTGAAATTTTATGCGCTCAAATCGCGTATTACGTCAAAATGGGTTTTCGTCCGTTGAGGTATTCGCCGTGGTCTCGTAATCGGTTATCCGGGTCAGGCTCTCGTTGTGTCGAAAATAGATCCGCCCCGTCGCCCCCTCGCGGTTCTTGGCGATATGCAGCACCCCGACACCCTCAGACGATATAAGCCCGTAGCGGTTCGTGTCAATCGTTTGCGCACCGTACATCACCGGACGGTCGAGGAATAGCACCATATCGGCGTCCTGCTCGATAGCTCCCGATTCCCTAAGGTCGGACAGCAACGGGGTTTTATCGGCGCGCTCCTCAACCTTACGCGATAGTTGCGACAACAGGATAATCGGCACGCCGAGTTCCTTGGCCAGTAGTTTTGCCGAACGGCTGGCGGCGGCAATTTCCCGTTCGCGGGTGGTATTCGTGTTACGGCTTGCCGTATCGAGCAGTTGGAGGTAGTCGATAATGACCATACCGCACCGTCCCCGGCGGTGCATCGCCTTGCATTGTGAGCGTATAGCGCCCATCGTGATATTAGCCCGGTCGTTGAGGTAAACAGGCATAGCCGAAAGGGAGGCGCCGGCCGTCTCTATCTTCGTCCAGTCCGAAGCGTCGACATTACCGGTGCGGAAGGCTCCCGAATCTACACCCGAGCCGCCGACCAGCATACGCCCGGCCAGTTGGCCCGCCGGCATTTCCAGCGAGAACAGGCACACCGGCACGCCTGATGCGGCTGCAGCACGGGCAAAATGTAGCATTATGGCACTTTTGCCCATCGCCGGCCTGCCAGCCAATACGATCAACTGACCACCACGCCAACCGCCCGTAAGAGCGTCGAGACGCTGCAACCCGGTAGGAATGCCGATGCACTGGCCGGACTGCCGGGCCTGCTGCCGGCGTTCCAGATCGTCGAGAGTGGCCCGTATGACGTCCGACAACGGCGCAACGTTATCCGAATGCACGACCCGGTCGATGATTGCGGTTATTTCCGAAGTAGCCCAATCCACAATACCGTCGGGATCCGACACGGCACGCGCCGCGAGTTCGTAGCCGAAAAGGCATAAACGCCGCCGTGTTTCGGTGTCCGCGAGTAGCCGAGCGTGCTCCAGCACATTAACGCCGGAACCTACTACGCTGGTCAGTTCCGAGAGATAGCGGAGCATTTCCCGTCCCTTGAGTTCCGGACACTGCGACAACGTGTAAAGGTCTATTTTCTCGTTGCGCTCCAACATCGAGAGCATCGCTCCGTAAATTTTGCCTTTAGTTGCGTCTACGAATGCCGAAATTTCGACGATCTCCGCCACGTCGGGCAGTTGATCCGGTTCGAGAATTAAAGCGCCCAAAATAGCCCTTTCGAGCTCAGGAGATTCCGGGAGACCCTCAACGGGCGCCGGGCGGTTATAGGTCTTTGTAAACTCGTTTCGTCTCATGGTTTGTTTGATTTTGGGTCGTGTTGCTGAATTCGGATTTGCGGCGGATCCAATTTCGCGCGGCGGCTTTCCAGTCTTTTATGGGGTTTTTACCCGTGCGCCAGCCGTTGGCCGTGAAATAGTCGAAAAAGCACGCCGCATCCGTAGGGGTTCCTTTAATCGTCGAAAAATAATCTTTGACTATTTCGATATCGGGGACGACAAACGCCCCGCGTTTGGATGTCCCGTTGCGCGGCTTGTCCGCGCTGGTTGGTGCCGGTGCGTCGTTACGTTCTGCATTCGTAGGTTCCCCCTTACAATCCCCCTTACTATCTATATCCTTATCTACATCCTTATCCTTATCCTTATAAAGGTTAGGTTCTTGGTTAGGGCACTGGTTAGGTCTTTGGTTAGGTCTTTGGTTAGGTTCGCCCGCCTTGCCGCTTGGGTTATTTCGGCTTCCTCTGGGTGCTCCTCCTTTCCGACCATTCTCCACACAGGCGTCGTATCGGTTATGTGCGTTATCAATTACGGGCTTGATCGCAATAAACAACGCCTTTGCAACTGCATTGCTATCCGCTCCCGGCGCAATGCCTTCAAAAGCATAGTCGAATATCGTTTCCGATACGACCTTATACAAATCCGGCGGTAATTCGCGCAAAGATTCACGGAAAGAGCGGTAATATACCATCGTGTCGCGGCTCATCGTGTACCTCCTTTCCGGGCTTGCTTACGCTCCCATTTAACCCAATCCGCCTCAAGTTGAGGGTAGCAATAATCATAGAAAATACGGGATAGATCAGGCGGCAAGTCGGGGACGATACGGTCAAGGCCATACATTACAACCGCATCCATAAATAACCGATAGTCAACGGGTGCAAGCCCTTCCATCGCACCCCAAAAAGAGCGATAAAAAATAAAACTATTACGCTTCATGGTCGGCCTCCTTCCGGATAAAGTACCGTTTGAAACGCCCGCCGTGCTCGCTGGGCACCCATTCATCGAGGATGTCGATGCCTTTTGCCCTCAGATCGCGTATGCAGCTCCGAGGATCGGACAATCGCAGGGCAACGGAAATATCCGCAACAGAATATTTTCCGCCCGTTTGGAGTAAATTATAGACCCGATGCTGATGGAACGCTAAAGTTTTTTGCGTATCTTTGCTGATGCAAACATCAGGGGTTGCCGCTGCGTGCTCGCTTCGAGCGCCGGCGGCGATCTTCATTTCATACATAGCCCTGGTGTTATTTACGATTGGCACTTTCGGTAATACGCAATGCGGCGGCTGCCCGCCTGTCCTCCGAATGAACGGTGCGGGATTCAATCCACGTCAAAAGCTCCTTTTTCGAAAACACCACGCGGCGTCCGAACTTCTTGTAGGGGATTGTGTTTTTGTAGACGTGATTATAGAGCGTCGCCCGGGTGGTGGGTATGCCTTGCTCGGTCAGGAACCGGGCGGTGTCCTCAACGTTCATTCCGTCGGTTTCAGCGGGCTCGTTCTTGCGCCGGAAGTCGGCGAGTTTGGGAATGATCGCGTTTACTGCATCGGTAATGATGGATTGCAGTTGCGCGGGTGTTGTTACGATGATATTTTCCATATCTTTGTATCGTTTTCGTTATACACTTGCCCGCGTCCGGGCATTAGTGAACGTTCACGACACAAAGGAGATAAATATATATTACATCCGTAAAAACCGGACAATCAGAGTGCATAATGAAACCCTATGACACCTCGCACATATCATCTGTCCAGTATTTACCATTTTATTATACGCAGGCAATAACACAATGAAATGTCATGAAAAACATCTGTCCAGTTAATAGCCGCACACACACTCAAAAAAAATTACAGTTTTTTTAAATTTTCTATGGTTTTTTGCACCGCTATATTGATCTGACCAAAGTAAAACCCATGAGATTCAATAAAACCCTTAGCAATCCAATCCGTTACTGTTTTTCGATTCCTTCCTGTTATTTTAGAAAAATGGGAGGCGCTTATATATGCGTCTTCTTCACCGGCATCATCATAAATGTAAGTACGGCCTTCATCGGATTTATAAAAAGCTTCCAATTTTTTTATCGTCTCCGCAAACCTATGCCGTTGCACTCGATTTGCTCTCTTAACACGAATGTCTATTACATTCCAGTCATAGTCATCCACGCAGACACCACAACACGTTACAAGGTCTTTTATAATAGCATTTTGAGCATCTTTCGAAAACCTCATTAGGAATTTATCAAATTTATATCGTCCCATCTTGATTTAAAATTTCGTTAATATTTCCGCATTCTTTACCCGCTCCTCCCGCTCGAAGCTGGCCAGGTAATTCTCGGTTGTTTTCAAGTCCTGGTGCCCGAGGCTTTCCGAGATATAGGCAATATTTGCCCCCGCCCGCTTTAACACCGTAGCGAAGGAGTGCCGGGCCGTATAGGTCGAGATATTACCGATACCGAGCTTTTCGCCTACCTCCTTCATGCGCTTGTTGATAGAGTGCGTTAGATCCTTGGTTCGAATCTTGGCTGCCATAGCATCCTCCTTGCCCGTCAGTATCGGGAAAATGAAGCTATCCGGCAGTTTCGGATTTCCCCAGCGGTCGATGATTTCTTTCATCGGCTGGGTCATCACAACCCGAATATCTCGCAATGTGCGGATCGTGTTCCGGGTCTTTGTACGTTCGAAATAAATTTCACCCTTTACAATATCCCGATACCTCAACTTTACGAAATCCGCAACGTTTATACCGTTGCACAGGTAGAGGAATAGCCAATAATCGCGGTATTTGGCCGTTGCCTCGCTTCCATCGTCATAACGGGCTATTTGCCCTATTTGCTCCAATGTAAGCGCCATTTTGCGTCCCGTACCTGATTGTATTTTGTATTTATCTTTACCGAGGCCAAAAGGGTATTGCGCCTCCTTGATTGCTCCCTGTCTTTTGGCTTCGTTGAGAATTGCGCGCAACGTCCGCAAGTGTATTGCTATTGTAGTTTGCCGCTTCCCTTCTTTACGCATGAAATCGGCATACTTTCCCAACCACGCCACCGTGATAACATCGAACCGAATCCGCATCCCGGCAAACCGCTCCAACCCCTTCAATACATTGTCGTATATCAACATATTTCCTACACGTCCAGCCTTCTCCAATTCTGCTATTTTCGCCCGAAACATCGTATTAACCGTATCGGATGCTGCGCCTTTTAGTCGGTTATTGAGAGCGTCGAGCGAGAACCCGCCAGCCCCTGCCAACTCCTCAACAGCCGCCCGCACGATCTGGTAGCTGCTTTCGATGTCCTTGCGAATCGCCACAAGTGTACGGGCCTTTGTAGTCGGCAACATTTCCCATTCTTCAGCGGTCAAATCTTTACCAGTAGTGTAATAACACAATCGCCTGCGATAAGTGACACGAATACGCACCGGAAACAAACCGTTTTTCTTTGGGTGGCTTGTATCAATCACCGCGGCGACAGTTACCCCATCTTTCGAGTAGTTCATCTGTTTATAAATTTGGATTCAGGTAAACAATTTCGAAACAAATATACATAATTAAATCAAATCACCAAAAACAAATCGAAATAAAATCACTATATTTGCATCTGAAAAACAGCTATTTACAAAATAAAATAAAAACTACTGAAAATCGGCAAAAATCGCCGAATTACGCTTTGGGAGCAGGGGGTCGTGGGTTCGAATCCCGCTACCCCGACAAGTAACAAAAGCCTTTCAGAATCATCTGGGAGGCTTTTTTGCGTTTTGTCGCAGACTACGCGATTTTGCCGATTTTGGCTCGGTTAACACGTTTTTTGCCCGTTTGTGTAAACCAATGTGTAAACCGAGATTTACACGATGAAAGCTAATGTTGAAGTCATTTGCTGCAAATCCAAACCTCTTAAAGACGGCTATTTCCCTTTAATGCTCCGAGTTACGAAAGACCGCAAACGCAAATACGTTTCGCTCGGCCTTTCCCTGCACGAAAAGTTTTGGGATTTCGAGAAAGGCAAGCCCAAACG